ATCAACAGTTTCTGTTGGCAACTCCTCAGAAGGGTAAGCCCATGTATTACAACTTCAACGGGGTGGATGCTAATGGTGATACACAGGTTGATTTGTTCCCCATTCCAGATGGGGCTTACACCCTGCGTTTCAACCTCATCATTCCGCAACCTGACTTAGTTGATGATGACACCCGCATCTTAGTGCCTGACCACTTAGTGTCTATGCTGGCCTACAGCAAGGCCATTGCAGAGCGTGGTGAGGATGCTGGTGTGCAGGCCTCTGAAGCCTACCTGCAATATCGTCTTGCTTTGGCTGATGCGGTTGCCATTGAGCGTAACCACTATCTGGAAGAAATGGAATGGGTGCCTACCTAAATGGCTGAGCAGCTTCTCACCTCGACAATTCAAGCCCCAGGCTTCATGGGTTTAAACACCCAAGACAGCAGCGTGGGTCTGAACAACGGATATGCCACAACGGCGCTTAATTGCGTCATTGACAAGGCAGGCCGCATTGCTGCCCGTAATGGGTGGTCTAAGGCACATTCACTTTTGGCCGCTACAGGCACCTCTGCTTTCCGTTCCCTCTTTGAACTCATTGATGTTAATGGCAGCAGCTACATTGTCGGCACTGCTAACAGCAAGCTGTTTCGTTTAAACGGGACAACCCTCACAGAACTCACCTATGGCGGTGGTGGTGTGGCTCCGACAATCACGGCAGACAATTGGCAGATGGCTGCTTTGGATGGTCAGGTGGTGTTCTATCAAACAGGACATGAACCCCTGGTGTATGAGCCTTCGGTGTCCACTACGGTGTACACGCGCCTGTCTGAGCACCCAGGATATTCAGGCACTGTTCAAAATGCCAATTGTGTCATTAGCGCCTATGGGCGTACATGGAGCGCGAACACCTCCGCAGATGTACACACCATTCAGTTTACTGACCTTCGTAGCGCAGAGAAGTTCACAGGAGGCACCTCAGGCACCTTAAATGTGGCTAATGTGTGGCCTGCTGGCCCTGATGAGATTATTGCCTTAGCAGCACATAACGGGTTTCTTTACATCTTTGGTCGTCGTCAAATCTTGATTTATCAAGGGGCTATGGCACCCTCCAGCATGTCCTTGTATGACACCATCAGTGGGGTGGGGTGTGCTGCTAGAGACAGCGTGGTGGTCACTGGCGGGGATGTCTTATTCCTGTCGGACAGCGGGGTTAGAAGCATTGGTCGCACCATTCAGGAAAAGAGTGCTCCTATGCGGGACATCAGCGCCAATGTGCGGGATGACCTTGTGGAAGACGTTCAGGCTGAGGTGTTAGCCAATATTAAGGCTGTCTATTCTGACAAAGACGCCTTCTATTTATTGTCCCTGCCTGTCTCTAACACCGTCTATTGTTTCGATATGCGTGGGTTGCTGGAGAACGGAGCAGCCCGTACAACCACATGGAATCAAATCACCCCTACAGCTTTCTTTTATACCCGTGATAAGCGTCTGTTATTGGGTAAGGTGGGCTACATTGGTATTTATGGAACCAACTTAGACGACACTTTGCCCTACCGAATGCAGTATTATACCAACTATTTTGACTTTGGGAGCCCTACCAATATCAAGGTGTTGAAGAAAATCGGTGCTACATTCATCGGTGGTAATGGAGCAGACGCCATTGTGAAGTATGGTTTCGACTATACCAATCAATTTTATGCCCGTCCCATTGTTTTAGGTGGTATTGCTGTTGCAGAATATAACATTGCACAGTATAATATCGGACAATATACAGCCGGTGTGGTTTTTGACAATCAGAAAATTCAGGCTTCTGGCTCAGGAAATGTTCTACAAATTGGCATCGAAACCATCATTGACAATTTCACAATTTCGATTCAGAAGCTTGATTGCTATGTCAAGCTTGGACGTACTCGCTAAAGGAGAATAGTGTGTCTAACTACGTTAAAAGTACAGACTTCGCTGTCAAAGACTCTCTGGCCTCTGGCAACCCTGCCAAGTTGGTTAAGGGCACTGAAATTGATACGGAGTTTAACAACATTGCTTCAGCCGTTGCATCCAAAGTGGACAGCAACAATGGCATCCTCACGGGTAACACCACAGCCGTGAATTTAACCGTTAGTGGCACCTTCGACGCCACTGTCAATGGAGGAACCTACTAATGGCATGGTATGACGACTTACTTGAGTGGGCCGGTAGTGATACTGGTTCTAAAATTTTGGATACGGGTCTGAAGGTTGGTGGCACTTTATATTCTGCTAATCAAGCTTCTGGTGCTCAGCAGGCTGTATCTAACCAACAAATGCAACAGGCTCAGCAGGCTGCAGAGTCGGCTATGTTTCGTCCGGTTGGTATCACCTCTCGCTTTGGTGCTTCCGGTTTTAAATATGACCCCCAGGGGCGTTTAATCGGTGCAGGCTACCAAGCAGCCCCTGACATTGCAGCACAGCGTGAGGCCCTGCTTAAAATGGGCACAGGAGCCCTGACGGCGGCTGGGGAATATCCCGCCTCTCTGGTAGCCCCTCGCAGGGCTGCTGAAGGCCTCTTTGGGCTGGCAAATCAGTTTCTTCCTACAAGCACAGCCACCAGCGCCTCTCCTGAGGCTATGAGCTATGTCGATCAGCTTCGCAGGCTTGGTGGGGCTGTAACGCCCACCTCTTATGACACCTCAGCGGCTGCACAAGACTACATGCAGCGTCAGCAGGGTTTGTTAGCTCCTCAGCGTGAGCAGCAGCTTGCAGAGCTTCGTAACAGGCTCCAGCAGACAGGCCGTGCAGGGCTGGCTACGGGTTCGACAATGGCAGGCAACCTCCAGGCTACCAACCCTGAAATGGCTGCATATTTCAATGCCATCGCACAACAGGATGCACAGCTTGCCGCCAATGCTGAACAGCTTGCCCGTCAGAACCTCCAACAGGACATCACCTTCGGCACTGGTCTTACAGGTCGTGCTTTGCAGACACAAGAGGGTGCAGATGAGCTTGCCCGTCAGCGTATGCTGCAAAACCTTCAGGTTGGCACTGGCTTGTTCGGTACAGGCCTGGGCTTGTTTGATAGGTCGTTTGGTTCGCAAAGGGCTGCCCTGACTCCCTTCAGCGACTATCTGGCAGCGGCGCAAACCCTGGAAGGTTTGTCTCAGAATCCTCTGGAGTTGTCTCGTACCTTTGGCTCCAGTGCTGCGGCTTCTGGAGCACAGGCAGGAAGCCTCTTGAGCAACGCTGCACGAGCTGCAGCGGCTCTTAACTCCCAGGCTGCTGCAGACCGCTCAGGAGCCATTCAAGGGGCCATTGCAGGCGCTACAGACCCCATCTCTCAGCTTATCCGTGGATTGGTCACTCCCACCACGGATGAACAGCGCAGGGTTCAGACAGCCTATGGTTCTGTCCCTTCTGATGTGCAATTCTACGGAGCCTAAGGAGAAATAATGGCTACAGCACCTAGTTTATTTGGCCCCGCTATGAGCGAAGAAGACATGGCCTCTAAAATGCTTGAACAGAGGGCTATGCAATTTGCTCAAATGCCTCAAAACCAACGCCTTGCTGCTATGGGTTACAAAGCAGGAGCGTCTTTGGGCAACACTTTAGGAAGCTTGTTTGGTGTCGAGACACAAGACCCAGCTATTCGTCGGGCATCTATGCTGCGTCAAATGGCTCAGCAATACGACACCAACACACCTACAGGCCTGCGTCAGCTTGCTACGGCGCTGCGTCAAAGTGACCCCGACATGGCTATGCGTGTCATCCAAGCTGCTGATGCTATGGAGCTTCAGGGGGCTAAGATTGGGTCGGAGCAGGCTTTAGCAGGACAACGCAGCCGAGAAAGGGCCGCTGCTGACCCCGTGGAACAGTTTATTCGTGCCAATGCTAAAGATTTCACACCCGCTAGTTTGAAGGCTTATAAGGATTCTAATGGTGATCCTTCGGTTCTTGAGCCAAAAGACAAAGCAAATACACAGACCGTAGAAGCAAATGGTCGTGTGCTTTTAATTAATAAAAACTCGGGTGAAACAATTAAAGACCTGGGTGCGGCTTCGGACAAGTCTACAAAGATTACCAATGTCATTCCTGAGAAGGCTGGAGACATTTTGTCTTTCCGTCAAAATCTGAATACCACCCTCAAACCTTTCCGGGATGCTGTGAATGCTGCTGACACAGGTATTCAGCTTGTGGATGAAGCTATTCAAAATAATAACTTTGCTGCGGCTGCTGCTGTTCCGCGTCAGCTTGCGAAGGCTGTGGGTGAGACACAAATTAGTAACCAAGACGTTAAGAGCTTTGGTATTGATCCGTCCTTAGTGGGTTCTGCTGCTGACGTTTTAACCCGTTTGGCAACAGGAACAATTACACAAGACAGCTTAAACCAAATGAAGAAAGTTCTTCAGGTTGTCCGAAAGAAAAACAAAGCTTTGGAAGACCAAGAGATTTCTCAAACCCGTAAGCTGGCTAAACAATCGGGTAAGTTTAGTGATAAACAGATTGATGAAGTGTTCACCTTACGCGGGGAAGGCTCTGGAAAGCGTACAATTACTACCTCTAAAGGTAATGTTGTAACTATTGAGGAGTAAGGATGCCGACATACACAATTAATGGTAAGCGAATCATCACTCAGAATGCGCTGTCAGAAGATGAGATTGATGAGATTGCAGCACAGCTTGGTGGACAGCCTCAGGCCCCAGCAGGCCCCATCATCGGTAGTCAGCTTGCTGCACAGATTCCAACAGGAGGTGTGACAGCCCCTCCTGCGACAAACCCTGTGCCCACCCCTGGTCAGCGCATGGCTCAGAACGCATTGGCTGGGGCTGCTGCTGTTCCTGTAATGGCTGCGGGTGCTCGTGCGTTACAGCTTGCCACCCAAGGCTCTAAAGCAGCCCCATACGCTGGTACTTTAGCCCAGGCTGTCATTCCTCAGACAGGTCGCCAGCTTGCTGCTGAGGGGGCCATTGGTGCCGCAGCCGGTGTGGCTGGTGGTGAATTTGGTCAGCAAGCAGCTCAGAAGTTTGGTGAGGCAGCCCGCATCCCTGGAGAAATGGTTGGCGGTATGGTTGCAGGTATGGGCGCTAACACTTTGGTGCGTAACGTTCCTGAAATGTTCTCCACAGGCCTGCGAACTGCTATGGGCGGTGAGAGCATGGAGCAAGTTACAAATATGTTAGGCAGCGTGAGAGCACGCCAAAAGCTTCAAACAGCCATTGAAGCAAACCCTGCCTTGGCTGGTGATTTAGCCCGTGCAAAAGAAATTCAAACCCGAACCGGAATTCAACTTCCTGTTAAGGCTGCTGCAGCAGGAGACACCACCATTGAAGGCTTAGTGGCCTCTCAGGTGTCCCGTGGCGAGAATGCCTCGTTCACAGCCTTGCTGGCTCAGCAATACAAAGATGCTCAAGTGGCTGAGGCGGCTGCCCGTAAGGCTTTGGCAGCAAACCCCAAGAGTGTTGATCTTTTCACAGAAATGCAGGCTGCTAAGGTGGCCCGTGAGAATGCTCAGCGTGAGCTTACCTTTGCAGAACAACAGGCAAGGCGTACAGCCCGCATTCAAAGCCTTGATGAGCGCATTTCTGATTTGTCGTCTAGCTTAGCTAACACTACAAACCAGGGTGAGGCCGTTGGTGCGCGTCTGCGTAACCTCATTGATGCCAAAGAGAGCCAGCTTCGTAAGGAGTTTTCGCCCATTTATGAGGACTTCCTCAAGCAGGCTAAAGACAACAAGGTGGAGCTTCCCAGCGCCCAGGTGGCAGGCCTTTGGCAGTGGGTTAAAACCTCTCGTTCTGAGGATGTCTTTGCTGATTTCCCTGGTTTGTTCAGCAAGATTAATCAAGTGTTGTCTCCTAAGAAAACCCCCGTTAGTGGGGCTTTTGCAGAGAAATATCCTAACTTGGTTCGCACTCAGGAAGGCACTTATAAGCCCATGAGTGTAGATGACATTGATAGCCTGAAAAAGGAGATTAATAAATCCATTCGTGAAAGCACAGATTCAGGACAGACCCGCCGTCTGTTAGAACTCAAGCGTCAGTTTGATGCTTCTTTAGACAACATTCCTGATGGCTTTGCTCAGCAATATAGGGACATTGATAATCTCTTTGCTCAGAAGCTTGGTCTGCCGTTTAGCCAGAATGGTGTGGTGAGGGTGGACAGGGCGAAGTTTGTGGAAGACACAGTGCCTTTGCTCACAGAAAAGCCTTCTGCGGTGCGTGAAATCTTGTCTGCCACCGACGGTAGTCCTGAGGTACTGAAAACCATTGAAGATGCCTTCATGATGCGTATTGCAAGCTTGGATGGTGTTGTCAACAAAAACACAATGGAAATTAATCCTGCCGGTTTGAATGCGTTTTTGCGCCGCAAGAAAGAGGTGCTGGATCAGGTTCCTGGCCTGGAAGACCGCCTGCGTCAGCTTTCTACCAATGTTGCCACCTTAAAAGATGCCCGTACCAATCTGATGACTGCTCAGAAAAATGCCCGTGTGGAGCTTCTTGAAAATGTGTGGTCTAAAGCTTATGACAATCCTGGCGGATTCCGAGGGTTTGTTCAAAGCTCCTTAAAGAATCCTCAAGAACTCAACCAACTTATCAAATTGACCAATGGTAACAAGGTACTTCAGGAGGGTTTGAAGAGCACGGTGCTGGACATTGGTGCCAACACGCCTAACAAGGTTCAATTTTTCACTGACAATGAGCAAACCTTTAACACTCTCTTTGGTAAGGAATACACCAAGCAGGTTGAAGCCATCTTCGAAGCTTCTCAGCGGATACAAGACAACCCCCTGAGGGCTAAGATTAATCAGACAATCAGTCAACAGACCGGCTTCCAGCAACAAACAGGCTCCCGTCCTGAGCAGGTAGCTTCTGAGATTCGGAACCCCATCTTAGGAACCTTCCGAACCTTTGGAAATATCATGAGTCGTTATCTACAAAACAGGACAACCCGTTCTGAGTCAGAGGAAATTCAGGCCTTCCTGTCGAATCCTCAGGCTGTACAAGACGCTGCCGAACTCATCAAAGAATTAGAAACCAAGGGAACAAAGATTTCTGAGAAAGCGGCGGCTTTGATTAAGAAGCTTGGTAAAAACACAGCTTCGGCTGGTGTCTTTGGTGCCTTGGCTCCTGTGGTCACCGGGGAGCTTGGTTTGTCAGAACGTGCTCCTGTGGCGCGGCCTGTCGAGGATGTGTTGGAGCAATGATGCGCCGAGGAGTGGCTGGGTTAGCCTTATCAGCATCAGCCCTCTTAGGCATAGCCCTGCATGAGGGTTTCCGAGACAAGGCCTACGATGACGGTGTGGGTGTACAAACCATTGGGTTCGGCTCCACTCAAGGGGTGAAGGCTGGCGACAAAATATCTGTGGAAAGGGGCCTCATCCTCCTTTCCCGTGATGTCGCAGACCACGAAAGGGGCCTCAGGGCCTGCCTTGGTGAGACAAAGCTTCACCAACATGAATGGGATGCTCTGACGTCCTGGGCCTTCAATGTAGGCGTAGGTGCGGCCTGTCGTTCCACTTTGGTGAAGAAAG